AAACTATGCGGGCCCAACCGGCCGGGAACGGGTCCTGAGATAACTGCATCGGCTTTGTCAGGTTAGCTACCTCACGACTAAATTTGCACGATAGCACTTTTATATGGTGATTAAATGCCTCTGTAGCTCAATTGGTCAGAGCAGCGGACTCATAATCCGTTGGTTACAGGTTCGAGTCCTGTCGGAGGCACCAATGTTTAATGGAGAGGTGCCCGAGAGGCCTAAGGGAGCGGTTTGCTAAACCGTCGATTCACAAAAGTGGGTCCCAGGGTTCGAATCCCTGTCTCTCCACCAATGAGGACTAAAATGCAAGAAATTAATATTATACAACTTCCATTTTATCAATGGACACTACCTGATAGTCTAGTGGAAAGTTGTAACGAATTTGTGTCAGGACTAGATTTTCATTTAAATGGTGATGTAGCTAGCACCGGCGTGTTTGATTTTACCCCATTAACCGAATATGTTTCTTACGCTTGTAAAGAATTACAAAGTAAAATATATCCAGGTCAAAACAATTTCGTTATATTGCCTACAATTTTTTGGGCTAATAAAACTGAATTTTTAGGTAAACATCATAGACATGCACATTCTAATTCTTTATTTAGCGGCATAATTTATTTGACTGATAATGAAAAATCAGGAGCTACGAGATTTTATTATCCTGATATTTTTAAATATTATGAAAATAAATTTTTTAATTTTAATAATTTTTCTAAAAAAGATAATCATTTCGATTTCTTTCCTGAAAAAGGAAAAATGATAATTTTTCCTAGTAATATTGAACATGAAACTATTCCAAACAAAAAAAGTTCTAGGGTATCTATCGCCTTTAATACATTTGTAAAAGGTGATATTGGATCCATTGATATGAAAACATTTTTAACTTTGTAAACATGTATTACACCATTGATGAACAATATATTTGTGATGTAACTGTTAGGACTGAACACGATTTCATCAAAGATCGTAATAACCCTACACACGAAGATATTATCAAAATCCTTAAGGGTTATGATAAGAGTGTAAGCATAAGTAATAAAGACCACGATGAATTTACCAAATTGCGTGATCAACTTGAAGAACAAGGTTATATCAAGACAGTACGCAATTCTTGGAATGGTGATACTGTATTGAAGCCATTCTATTTGAACGGTTGGCGCTTCAAAAAGAATCATAGATTTCCTTGTGCGGCGGCACTAAAGAACAGTATCAGTTGCGCTAGGAAATATGGTTGGAAAAGTATTAGTAGTTTATAATGCACAGGTACCAGAGAGGCCTAATGGCATGGATTGCAAATCCGTTGTTCGGGGGTTCGAATCCCTCCCTGTGCTCCAATTAGAGGAAGCGTGGCAGAGCCCGGTTTATTGTAACGGTCTTGAAAACCGTCGGTCGTTAATAGCGGCCCGTGAGTTCGAATCTCACCGCTTCCACCAAGTTACCCAAAAATACTTGTCAACAAGTTGTTTTGGTGTGATAATAACATCATTGAGACAGTTTATAAGGATCGGTACAGCAACATCTATATTACATGGATGGTCTGGATACGATATGGTACATGCTGGAGGGACAACCCTGTGAAGGTATGTATTGAAATATCACCGGACGAACTCAGAGTGATGGCCTGAGTATAATAAAAGCAGTCAACAACGATCCTGTTACTTTTTAGGATGATATCAGCAACAAAGTTTAATACTTAAACGACTACAGTAAATGCAGTAGACGGTGGCCCGTAAGGCTTTTTCTAGGAAACTAGACGCTAATGGAACTGACGGCAGAATGGGAAGACATTCTATGTTTCTAACGCAGACACAAGTTTAGATAGGCAACATGAATGTTGATAGGGTCTAGGGAACTGAACCGATATACTGGGGATGGGGCTAGACCAGAATAATAAACTTTACTGTTCCGCTCATCCTGTTAGAATAATGTGAATGCTAACAGCAACTTTTAAATTCAAACTTGTAAATTGAAAACAACGCATTCAGAAAGGAGAACACAAATGAACGCATTTGTTAACGCAGTAGCAAACCAAGAAGCCCGTACTCAAAATGGTATGAAGGCTCGTAAGTCTAGTGCCAACGCACTAGTGGATCTGTTCTATAACATCGGTGCAAGCCGTGGTAAGAACATCGTTCCTAGTTTTATTAAGGCGTATGTTGAGAACCGTGATCTAGCATTGCGTATCGCATTGTGGGCGCGGGATGCACGAAGCGGGGCAGGCGAACGCCAATTGTTCCGTGATATCTTGACTCATCTGGAAAATACCGATCCACAATCGGCTGTTCGACTGATGAACCGTGTGCCTGAACTTGGTCGTTTCGATGACCTGTTCGTTTTCAAGTCTCAGGATATGAAGGCAAAGGCTTACACTCTATTGGGTGACAACCTTCGTGCTAAGAACGGATTGGCAGCAAAGTGGACTCCTCGCAAGGGCCCTGTTGCCCGTGAAATTCGTGAGTTCTATGGTATGACTCCAAAGCAATACCGTAAGACTCTGGTCGGTATGACCAAGGTCGTAGAATCACAAATGTGTGCAAACGATTGGGACAACATCAACTTTAGCCATGTTCCTTCACAGGCTAGCCGTATCTATAAGAAGGCGTTCAACCGTCATTCTGTTAAGTTTGCGGAATATGTGCAGAAGTTGGTGTCAGGTGACAAGACTGTTAAGGTTAACGCCGGCGCAATCTATCCTCATGATGTCCTTAAGGGTGTGATTTCAGCATACGGTGGTGTGTCTTATGACAAGACCGAATTGAATCACATTGTCGCACAATGGGATGCATTGCCTAACTATGTTGGGGATGCTAACATCATGCCAGTTGTTGACGTTTCGGGTTCTATGACTTGCCCAGCAGGTAAGAACACTAATGTTCGTTGCATCGATGTTTCAGTCTCATTGGGATTGTACTTGGCTGATAAGAACAAGGGTGCGTTCCACGGAACCTTCTTGACTTTTAGCGAAAAGCCTGAACTGTTGACCCTAAAGGGAAACATCGTTCAGAAGGCTGATCAAATGATCAAGTCATCTTGGGGCATGAGTACCAATCTACATGCGGCATTCGACAAGATCCTAAGCACCGCTGTCAAGGGCAAGGTCCCTCAAAGCGATATGCCAAAGATGTTGTTGATTCTGTCAGACATGCAATTCAACCAATGCGTACGCCATGATGATTCAGCAATGGAAATGATTGAGCGTAAGTATGCGGCGGCTGGATATGAAATGCCTGCAGTGGTTTTTTGGAACTTGAACAGTTCGGAGAATGTCCCTGTCAAGTCAGACAAGAGTGGTGCGGCACTTGTGTCAGGGTTCAGCCCAAGCATCATGACCAGTCTGTTGTCAGCAGACCCTCAAGAGTTTACTCCTGAAGGTATGATGATGAAGACCATCATGGCAGATCGTTACGACTGCTAAATAGTAGTGCGTTTAGGTAAGTGTATACGACACTTTAAACAAGATTGTGGACGCACATGATTCGGCCTAATCCAGTATCACTCGGTTTACACTTTGCCGTTATATAAAGTGGGTAGGCAGTTACCATATCTGCCGGGTACGCACGAACTTTACCTTAAGGCCCATAGTAACAAGGGCGACTTAAAAATATCGTGGGGCAGAACTTGACTGTCCATATGGAGACAAGTAGGACGGAACCTTACACCCATGTCGGGGCTTGGTAGTGCGAGTAGCCGACATTCTTCTCTTGACAATAAATCCCACCTAGTATATAATAAGTGCATACGCTGAGAAATCAGCAATGCTCTTTAACAGTTTATTGGTTTAATATGGGACGTTAGCTCAGTTGGTAGAGCAGTAGACTTTTAATCTATTGGTCGTGGGTTCGACCCCCGCACGTCCTACCATATTATAACACATTGCCGAACAGACAAATTGCCTACTCAAGTGGAAAGCAGATGAGTAGTGTGTTATAATATGGTAAAATTTTTGCTCGGTTCGTCTATCGGTTTAGGACGCTAGCCTTTCACGCTGGAAAGACGGGTTCGACTCCCGTACCGAGTACCAATAAATAGTGTAATGATTATTGAATCTATTAAAACTTATATTCATTCACTACCCGACAAAGTGGTTAGTCGGCAATATACCACTATTTTAGATAATAACAATAAGAGAATTTTAGAAATTGTAGAACATAGTTTTGTACCTTATAATATTCAAGGAAAACAACAAACAGAAGAATTAAAGGGTACTAACTTTGATCAAAAAGTATAAGGGTGTTGCCCCTGCCGGCGGACTGTAAATCCGTTACTCTGAGAGGTAGGAAGTCGAGTTCGTGGAGCGTTACCATCAACACCCACCAAGTATTGCACCGTTAGATCAGTTGGTTAGATCGCATGCCTGTCACGCATGAGGCCAGGGGTTCAAGTCCCCTACGGTGCGCCAAATTCTATTCCGCAGAATCCGAGCATGGTGCACGGACTTGACTGTTA